GCCTAGTGAACCAAATACAGCGTTTGATGTAGGGATAGATACACCCAACGGAAAAAAATATATTACTAGAAGATTTATACCTGCTAAATTACAAGACAACCCTTATCTGATGCAGACTGATGATTACTATATCATGCTTGCATCTTTACCTGAAGTACAACGTAAACAATTTTTAGATGGAGATTGGGATGCCTATGAAGACTCAGCGTTTCCAGAATTTAGTAGATCAACCCATGTGGTTGAACCTTTTGAAATACCTAGAGGCTGGTATAAATTTCGTGCTGCTGACTGGGGTTATTCTTCTCCTGCTTGTGTTTTATGGTTCGCTGTTGATTATAACAATAATCTTTGGATATATCGAGAACTATATACCAAAAAAGTTACGGCAGATAATTTCGCAAGACAGGTCTTAACAATGGAACATGGTGAGTATATTCACTATGGTGTATTAGATTCTAGCACATGGGCAAGAAGAGGTGATGTAGGTCCTAGTATTGCAGAGACAATGATACAGAATGGTTGTAGGTGGAGACCATCAGATAGATCACCTAAAAGTAGAATTAATGGTAAGTTAGAAATACATAAGAGATTAAGAGTTAATGATAATGAACCAGGTATTAGAATATTTAAAAACTGTGTAAATTTAATTAAAACTCTTGGTATTTTACCAACAGATAAAAAAAACCCTGAAGATGTAGACACATATGCAGAAGATCATGCTTATGATGCACTACGTTATGGATGTATGAGTAGACCAACACATCCTAAATTTGCAGAAAGATTTAGAACATTTAGAACAGATAATGAATTTTATGCAGTAGATAATAAATTTGGATACTAATGCCACTAAATAAAAAAGGTAAAAAAATTAAAACATCTATGACAAAAAGATATGGCAAGAAAAAAGGTGAAGCCATATTTTATGCCATGGAAAATTCTGGTAAATTAAAGGGTGTCAAAAAGAAAACTACCAGAAATAAATAAAAAAATTTTCCCATACGATTTAGTAATCGCTTGGTGGGAAGATATTGTTGCTGATTCAATTTGGCTTGATATACCAGATATAAAAAAATCAACTACAGCTATTTGTTGTACAGTTGGATGGTTAATGAAACAAGATGAAAAGGTTACAATTTTAATGTCTGATTTTAATTTTGAATCAAACAATGAAATAAAACAAGGTGGTGGGCATACAACTATACCCACTAAAAATATATTAAAGATTAAGAAAATTAAAATATAGGAGAGAGCAATGGAAACAAAATTTGATCCAAAAGCTAAAGTTAAACAAGGTCAGTTTAGTGATGGTCCTGATGGGAAAAACCCAAACAGAGAACATACTAATATTGATTTTTCTTTACATGCACCTAAAAAATATCAACCATTTGAGTATGATGTAACTGTACCTAGTAAATTCGGTTCAGAGCATGTTGAAGATTCTTTGTTTACAATGGCTGACGAAAAAGATTATTAATGAGCCTTGGGCCTAAAAGCAATTTTATACCTGTAATTTATGCAGGTACTAACAAAAAAAATAAAAATGGAAAAAGAAAAACAACTAGACGAAGATTTAAAAAAAGCAGAATTAAAAAAAGATAGAGCTTTAGCTGAAAAGCCAAATGTATTTAAGCAAATTAAAATAGGCTTAGATTACAGAAAAGATCAAGGTTTAGCTGTATTAAAAGATAAAACAAAATCTACTGCTAAAAAATTTAAAAGTAAAATTTATGGAGTAACAGATTTATTAAAAACAAAAATAGACTAGGAGGACAACAACTATGATGAAAAGATACATGCACGGAGAGTTAGCACCAGATGCACCGAAAAGACCAAATGACCCTATGCAAATTGATCCTAATTCAAAAGTAAATCAAGGAGATATGAGTGGTGATGGTAATGATGCAAAAGGTAAATCTAAATCAAAGGTAGATCCAGCAATCTTTAGAATGGCTGAAGAAAGAGATTACTAATGACAAAAGAAGACTCTGAAAGAAAAAAAAATTATGCTAATGAGTATAATAAAAGAGCAAGTGATATAGTAACTGGTAAAAGTGTTCCTCTACCTGGAGGACCCGTACCTTTTTATTATACTATAAAAACATTAGATAAAATATCAAAAGGTATTACAAATTTATTTTCGGGTGATTCTAAAAAACCAAAATTAGAAAAATTAAAAAAGCCAAAAGTAGATAAGCCAAGAGTTAAACCACCAAAATTAAAAGATCAATAGAAATTATTAATGACTAAACAAGATTCTGATAGAAAAAAAGTATATTCTAATGAATATCCAACTAGGCAACCTGGACAAGCTGATGATTCAGAATTAGGTTCTAATTATCCTAAAAAACGTGTTAAAGTTAATGGTGGTAAAACACCTGTAGTTAATCCCCTTGAATTTATGAAAAGAAAAAAACTTATAGAAAAATTAAAAAAAGCAAAACTATATAGTTTAGAAGTTTAATCTATGGAAGAAAATAAAGAAAAAAATGGCGGCTATGAAGCCGAAGGTAATCCTTTAGTTGGTTTAGTAAGAGATAAATTTCAACAAGCTGAGACATCTAAAATATATGATGAAAAAAGATGGCTAAAGGCTTATAGAAATTATAGAGGATTATATGGACCAGAAATGGCTTTTCGTGAAAATGAAAAGTCTAGAGTGTTTGTTAAAATAACAAAGACTAAAGTCCTTGCTTCATTTGGTCAGATAATAGAAGTTCTATTCTCACAAGGTAAATTTCCTTTGGGAGTATCACCTACATCTGTGCCAGAAGATATAGCCGAAAGAGCACACTTAAATCCTAAAGGTCAACAGCAACCTCAAGAAGAGATGCAAAGTCCTTATGGATTTCCTGGTGATGGTGCACAAATACCACCTGGTGCTACAGTAAATGAGTTAATGAAAAACTTAAATACTGAATATCAAAATTTAGGTTTTACAGATGGTCCATCATATACAGGTTCACCACAAATAGAACCTGCAAGATTAGCAGCAGAACAAATGCAAAAACTGATACATGATCAGTTAGAAGAAAGTAAAGCTATTACTATTATGCGTCATGTATTTTTTGAAATGGCATTACTTGGAACAGGAATTTTAAAAGGGCCTTTTACAGATACAAAAGAATATAATCAATTTTCTACATCAGAAGATGATGAAGGTAATATTACGAGAGTACAGGCAACTAAAACAAAAGCTATACCTTCTATTGAAGCAGTAAGTTGTTGGGATTTTTATCCAGATCCAAATGCTACAAGTATTAGTGATTGTGATTATGTAATACAAAGACATTCATATAATAGATCACAGTTTGAAGATTTAGCAGAAAAACCTATGTTTGATGCACAAGCTGTGATGGAATGTTTAGAAATGGGTCCTAACTATCAAACAAGAGGGTTTGAATCTTCTTTATACGATAGAGAAAATATTACGAGTATATATAAAAATAGATTTGAAGTATTAGAATATTGGGGTGTTATAGATAGAGAGACTGCAGATCAATGTGGTTTAATGCATAGTGGTGAATCAGATGTAATACATGTTAATGTATGGATATGTGGTAATAAAGTTTTAAGAATGGTAGAAAATCCATTTACACCTACAAGAATACCTTACTTAGTATGTCCATATGAATTAAACCCATATCAATTTTTTGGTATTGGTATTCCAGAAAATATGGAAGACTCACAGCAAGTCATGAATGGTCATGCAAGAATGGCTATTGATAATTTAGCACTTGCAGGTAATTTAGTATTTGATGTAGATGAAACTATGTTAGTACCAGGTCAAGATATGAAAGTATTTCCTGGTAAAATATTTAGAAGACAAAGTGGTCAAACAGGACAAGCAGTGCATGGATTAAAATTTCCTAATACTGCATTTGAAAATTTACAAATGTTTGATAAGTTTAGACAGTTAGCTGATGAAGCAACTGGTATACCTTCATACTCACATGGTGCAACAGGTGTACAATCTACAACTAGAACAGCATCTGGTATGTCAATGCTTATGGGTGCTGCAGCATTAAGTATTAAAGATCCAGAAAAAGCTGCGATCTATGCACAAATAATGGGGATGGCAAATGGAACTCAAAACAATACAGCCGCTGCTGGAGGACAAGGTCAAATGGGACCGACTAGTGATATACCTACAGGAGCTTCGCCAACAGATCCAACAGGAGCTGGAGGTGGCAACATCGGAACAGGCAATGTACCGATGCCAGGGGAAGCTGGCTTTAGTGCGGCAAATACTCAACCTAGAAGAAGCGAACAAACAGAGTAAACTAAATGACAATAAAAACATTTAATCCAAATAGAACAGTCGGTGGATCTTTCCAATTAGTGAGAGATGCAAGTGGCTTC